TATTCTTCCGCAAAGTAAACAAACTAAAGTATATGATCTTTCGGTTAATCATGATAATCATAGATACTATACTAATGGTATATGTAGTCATAATTCGGGTAAAAGTCTTGTCATGATGAATATCGCATTAAGTTGGCTAGAACAAGGATTAAGCGGGGTCTACATCAGCTTAGAACTCAGTGAAGAACTATGTGGATTGAGGACCGATGCTATGTTATCGGGGATGTCTACTAAAGACATCAGAAAAGACTTAGAGACTGCTGAATTAAAAGTTAAGATGTTTGGTAAAAAATCTGGCAAGTATCGAATGAAGGCATTGCCAGCACAGAGTAATATTAATGATATCAGAAGCTATATCAAAGAAGTTCAAGTACAGACAGGTATGAAAATTGACTTTGTCATGGTAGATTATCTAGATTTGTTGATGCCAGTATCAGCTAAGGTAAGTCCAAATGATTTGTTTGTTAAAGACAAATATGTAAGCGAGGAATTGCGTAATCTAGCCAAAGAAACTAATGTATTGTTAATCACAGCTAGTCAGTTGAATAGATCGGCAGTTGAAGAAATCGAATTTGATCATAGTCATATTTCAGGTGGTATTAGTAAGATTAATACTGCTGATAACGTATTCGGTATCTTCACTAGCAGGGCGATGCGCGAGCGTGGCAGATATCAGTTACAATGTATGAAAACTCGTACTAGTAACGGCACTGGGCAAAAAGTTGAATTAGAATATAACATCGAGACTATGCGTATAACTGATCTGCCCGAAGATGCCGGTGCGGTAAGCGCATATAATAAACCTAATATCTTTAATAGTATTAAAACACAGAGTAGAGTAACCGATGAATTGCCAGAAGACACTAGTAAGATCACTGCCGAAGTACAAAGTAATAAATTAAAGCAGTTATTAGGGCAGATTAAACAAGGTTGATTTGGAATTAATAAGCCATTATTCAATAAATACTTTAAAGGTTCTTGCCCAAATGCAAAAAAAGACACGTAGTATCTTAGAAGAATTAGAAAGTTTATATATAGAACGAGATAAAAAACATATTATCGAAAATCGTGCTATAAACATTATTTCAAGTGCTATAAGATTATTGGAAGAGATTGATACAGCTTATACCCCTAATCATGCTGAGAACCTTACTCGTAAGCTATTAAATGCCATTAAATTTCGAGATCCAGGGAAGTTTACTCGAACAGTAAGGAAGACTCATGCAGATACACCAGATAACTAAAAAATCGCAAGTTGATGAAGGATTATTATCTGGTATTAAAAATGCTATATCTTCCGCCATTGATAATGCGCCGGGCGTAAATTATATAAAAGCAATTAATAATTCTCCATCTAGTATAAATGGTATAAAGGTAAATAAATGGCTTAGTCCAGTAGCGCATACTGCGGGGAGACAAGAAGTTGAAAGAAGCAAGGCTGACGCCGCTATTCAACAATTAGCAAAGCAAGGGTATAACATTCCTGATGTAAAACCTCAGTCACAGATGCCAGCGTTAGATCAGTATATAAATAAAGTAAATCCAAACGAGTTAAAGAATTTGGCAAAGTCTTTTAGTACATCTGCGGTTAATTCTGCTGCTAGAGGCACTCAATCAACAAACGCTCAAAGTTTAGACTTAAATAAATTTCAACAAGATAATACTGCTGCGTTAGCAGCAAAACAGCAATCTGGTAGAGAAGCGTTAGCACAAGTTCAAAAGACACAAGCAGCCAATGCAAGTAAAGTTAAAAAAGATAACAGAGACCAGGCTAAAATCCTAGCCTTACAAAAAAAGCTGGCAGCGGGTGTATCTGCTTATACGTTCAGTGATGACGAACGCGCATTATATAAAAAGATGCGATCAGCTGGACTCGTCAAAGAAGATCAATCTTTAAAATCTATTGAATCTAGATTACTCTACGATTTTGCCAACTACACTAAAGGATTTAATACTCAAATTTTGGTTGACAAAAATGTCAAATGATGCTATCATATACACATATAAACATCTGGAAAATTAATTATGTCTGATATCGCTAGCGATTTTATAGATTGGGTATTAAATACAGCAAAAATACCAAAACAAGTTTTGGATGATTCGGAACTCAAGCAAAGATTGGATCCTCTGTTACAAGCTGTAGTTGCCAATCAAAATAATTCCGAAGCGCTTAATCAAGCGGTAGTAGATTATCTCACCGTAGCCAAAGCAGGGCAGGCTTATTTAGCAGATAAGGCATCAGGTAAGATATCATCAAATAGCTCTAACTCTAGTTGGAGAGCTTCTAGTGCTGCGTCAGAATTAGGTATTAGTCCCAGCATACTAGCACCGATACAGCGACAAGTACAACAAAAACTTCCAGCAGGTACACAAGTACGTAGAACTGGAAATGCTACGGCAGACGGAATACTTACAGCGTTAGGTATCACTTTGACAGAAAGTGATGAGTCTTCTTATTCTGCAGAAGATTCATATGAAACTAGTCGACGTTCAGAAGAAAATTATCGCCGTCGTCAGATAGAAAATCACAATCTTATGGTTGAGCAAACAATGCGGGATCTGCGCAATGCCACAGCATTAAAAACTGGACAAGAACAGTTCTTCCAGCAACAGTTGGCTCAGTTGATGGCAACTAAATATTGATTATGATACTAAAAGAAGGCGGAAACGTATTTAAAAATTCTGAGGGTCAAAGCCTCACGCAGCGCATCAATCAAAGTGATATTCCTGCTACAGTAGCTTGGCTTGAGCAATTAACAGATCTCGACCTCAGAGGTGACAATGATGATGGAGGCTATCCCGAAAGATGGTTAGGTTCGACAGGAAAAAAACCCTCATCGGGTGATTTAGATCTACAAGTCAGTTCGCGGGAAATATCTCCAGCGCAGCTTATAGCAGAATTAACACAATGGTGTACTAGTCAAGATTTAAAACCACAAGAATGCGTCAAGAAGGGCGCCGATCAAGTACATTTTAAAACTCCCATCGCAGGTAATCCTAAAAATGGGTATGTTCAAACTGACTTTATGTTCATGGATGATCTCGAGATAGGACAGTTTTTTATATCCTCACCCACCAATAGCGAATATTCGGCAGTCGATAGGCATATCATGCTGAATAGTATCGCCAAAGCATCGGGATATAAAATTATTACTCGTCAGGGATTAGTAGACCGTGCCACAAACAAAGTAGTGTCACGTGATCCTGATGAGATAGCACGAATAATGTTAAACAAAAGCGCAGATCGCGATGCCTTATACAGCGTAGAAACTATGCTTCAAGCGTTACAAGGGGATCCTAAGAAAAATGAAAAATTAAAAGATGCTAGAGATTATTTTGCTAAAAATAATATTCCCTTCAATGAATCTCGTGGTGAAAGTGATATAAACTTTTTAGCGAGATTGCGCGATCGTATCGTTAATCAAGGCATGCGTAAATTGGTCGAAGACGAAGAGCCACAAGTACAGGGTGGAAAAGCCAAAGGTATCGAACACATCGAAGATCTAGTATTTAGACGTGGCAGTGCTGGGATTAAAGATGCGCTGTCTGTCATTGAACATTTAAAAGATAACACCAAAACATCTGTATCGGTAAAGTTTGATGGGTCGCCTGCTGTGATATTTGGTCGCCAACCAGATGGTACTTTTATATTAACCGATACTGCGGGGTTTACCGCAGTGGGGTATGATGGATTGTTTACTAGTCCAGGGCAGATTAAAACTCATCTAGCAAAGCGTGATGCCGAAGCCGCTGCCAAAGGTAATGTTGCTAATCGTGTGGTAAATTTATTTCCTGTATACAGACAACTATGGCCTATGCTAGAAGCAGCAACCCCCGCTAACTTTAAAGGTTATATACAGGGCGATTTATTATATACCAGCACCCCTCCTGAAAAATCAGGTGCTTATATCTTCAAACCTAATACTATAGAATATGCTATACCAGCAGCAAGTCCTTTAGGGCAGCAGATTGGAAACAGCGAAGTTGGTATAGCTATACATACACAGTATTCAGAGCCTGGCGCGGCTAAACAA